CAGGAACTGTACCCGATACGTTAGGTAAAGTAATTGTTCTATCAGCTGTAGCATCTACAACAGTAAGTGTAGTTTCGTGTGCATCAGCTGTAGCACCTTCAAATACAACAGCATTGTTAGCACTCATAGTAACTGAGTCTACAGTACTAAGTGTACCAGTAACAGAAATGTTAGTAGCAGAAAGAGTTCCTGTGCTTGGGTTGTATTTTAAATCACCATCAGACTCTAAGCCTAAGTTACCACCATCTAAGTCTCCACCGGCTGTAAAGATAATTGCGTTGTTTTCGTTTGTGTTTTCGTTGTCTGTAATAGTAACGGTTGTAGCTATTGCAGCTGTACCTGAAGTATTTTGATTACCTGCAGTATTAACTCCCGGCAAGTCTATGTTGGCTGAACCATTAAAGGATACTCCACCGATAGTCCTAGCTGTTGTTAAAGTAGCTGCTGAACCTGTTGTATCTTGGTTAAGTGTACCGATTGTAAAGTCTAATGTGTTATCTGCATCTTGGTAAGCAACTGTAATACCTGATTCAGTATTAGAGCTAACCATAGCTCCGACAGTATCACTAATTGTTTCAGCTAGTGTTACACCAGCAATAGTAATTGCATCGGCTTCTAAAGTTCCGTCAATGTCTGCGTCGCCTGATATATCTAAACTAGCTGCTGTTATTTCACCACCAACTGCAAGAGTTGTAGCCATATCTACAGCACCATCAATATCCACGACATCAAGGTTAGTAGTACCGTCTACATCTAAATCACCGTTGAAGTCTACGTTACCTGCTACAGCAAGAGTAGTAGCCATATCAACTGCACCGTCTATATCAACAACATCTAAGTTAGTTGTTCCATCAACATCAATGTCTCCAGAGATATCTAAGCTTGAGCCAGTCAATACACCTGTAACATCTAAAGTTCCTGCAACAGTAGCGTTTATATCTACGTCTAGTGTATCTATATGTGCTGTACCATCTATGTAAAGGTTTCTCCATTCTTGGGAAGTACTACCTAAATCATAAGTGTTATCATCGTCTGGTATAATATTAGAATCAATGTCAGCACCAAAGACTACGTTATCAGTAGCTGCATCACCCATAGTGATTGTGCCACCGTTAAAAGTTGTAGTACCTGTAACTGTTAGATTACCACCAACACCTACATTACCTGTAGTAGTGATAGAATCTATGTATGCATCTTTAAATCTTAAAGCAGTTGTACCTAAGTCAACGTCACTGTCTGTGACAGGTATAATAGCACCATCGGCTATGTATAACTGTTGTACAGGGTTGCTTGATACTTGTACATAAAACTCAATAAAGTTATTGGTTGTATCTATTAATACTTTGTTATTGGGAGCAGTTTCTCCTGCGTCTCCAATTAATCCTATAACAGGACCTTCGGCTGCTGTACCATCGTGTTTGTGTCCACCTGTATTACTAAATGCACTAAGCATTTGATTAAACTCATTATTAAATAATGCAGCAGTAATTGTGTCCCCATCAACGAACGAACTCTGTCTTATGTAACCTGCCATCTTTCTATCTCCTACCTGACGGTATAAAATCTATATATAAACCATTTATTGTATATGGTGCTTTGCTATCTTCTGTAAGAACTGTAAAGTTATTACTTGTACCACTTCCTTGTACTGGTATTCTTACCATAGGTGCTGAAGTACCTCCAAACACCGTTAATCCAAAAGCAGCTACCCCAAACTCTGCAGGTGGATTAATTGTTCCAAAAGAAAAATTACCTGCTGGTTGAGGTACATTTTGACTACTAAAGTCATATTTAATTTGAAGCTCTGGAGTTACTACTCCTTCGGCTGACAAAGACACTCTAACATAATGTAAAGTTTTTAAAGTTCCTAAGTCTCCGTAATCATAGTCTGGAGTGGAATATCTAGCAAGTATATCAGTGCCATTAAAGTCATTGCCTGTATCGTGCACAAGCACAAAGCCATCAGTATCGCCATGATAATATTCTTCAACACCATTTTCGTTAAATCCAGCTCCTATACTGGTTACTTCTATTCCTCTTATTTCTGACCACTCAAACCCGTTTGGTCTAAGTGTTCCTATAATTCCTTTTTGTTGTGAATTTACAACACCTACGTCTGTATAAAATAATCTATACTGAGACTTTTCTCTAAGTACAGCACTTGAAATTACAAACCTATCTATATTTTTTGCTAGTGTTGTAATAATAGGTTGTATAGCTTGACTAACTGTACCTAATTCAACATCTCCAATTCTCGCTGTACCAGCAACTGTTCTTAGTCCATCGGGTGCTAAGAATATAAGGTCACCGCCTATCTCTTGAATACTGTATCCTGAGAGACAACCAATGTTCTTTGCTACTGGAACTACCACCGGTGTACCGTTTATATCTTGTAACTTAAATATACTGTTTCTACAAAATATAAAAAGTTCCTGACGGAAACTTTTAATTCCTACTATCTGGTCTGACAAGGTTATAGAACCTGCTCCAGTACCAGTAAAACTTGTAGGGTCTAATAGTTTACTATAAAAGACTGTACTAAGATTATCTTCAACACCTGCAACAACTAAATGTTTATCATGTATTTCTGAGTGTGTTGCAAACTTAGTACCTGTTACAGTTATTTCACCACTAAAGTATGTTCTAGTATTAATGTTAGCACCTGTGCCTTCCATTCTAAACTGATAAGGTTTGTTAGCTCCATCACAAATTATTAGTTGTCCATAATCGTAGTCAGGTCCTTCAAACAAAGAAAAGCTAATTTTTCCTTGACCTGTTCTAGTAAGTGTACTACGCCCTGTAAAGGCTGTGTAGTTATCTCCACTAGCATCTACTGAACTTCTACTTACGTTTAACCAACTTGTACCATCTTGACTAAAAAATATACCTGTACTTGCACAGGCTATAACACCATCTCCATAAGGTATAACCCCGTGAATAGTTGTTGTGCTTCCACTTACTTGAGCAGCACTTCCAGCTCCTAACCTAGTAAACCCACTAATACGTCTATACCCACCCTCAATAGAAACTTCAAAGTTTCTTAAGTCTGTTGCTATCCCGGGAGTTTTAAGCAAATCAATTTGATTGGTTGCTGTAACTAAACCACCAGCACAAGCTACGGTATAAGGTTGTGATGCTGCCATAAATTAAAAGTATCTTCTATCGTCTGTCATTGCACGAGGAGTTGGATTAATTAAGTTAGACTTCATAGTCCTCATTGCCTTCTTATAATCGTCCATAGCAAACGCTGCTTGTTGTGGACTCTCCTTAAACTGCCAAATGTAATATCTTGTTCTAGCAGTAATAATATTTGTGTACTGTTCTGGGAATACAACTGTATCTCCGTGTGCTGAAAGCTTTGTAGGCTTGTCAAACGCATAGAAATGTATGTTGTAAACTTTATCAGGTATTGGACTTAATCCAAACTTCCTGCCATCTGGTGATTTAATAACTCTAGAAGGCTCACCATAAGACTGTGCATCTGCATCGTCTACGTTCTCACTGTCTCTGTAATATCTTTTCCAATCAGCTAGACTTAAAAATCCTAACCCTTTAGAGACAAAAGGGGCTGTTTCACCACTAACATTAATGGTAGTTAAATAAAAATCATCCCAGTCTATCGAAGCGTAATCGTCTTTAAGACTTGAGCTACTTGCTTTTAACTCGTACCATCGGGTACCAGCTACAGAAGCTACGGTCACGTTTCCATAGAAGGGGTCAGTTCCACCACTCTCGCCTACTGCAAGAAATGGTAACTGTGGTTCTTCATTTGCTATATCAAATATAGACTTGTTGATAGAGTCTTTTACAAACTGTTGTAGTCCTACAGCACTTGCAAAGTTTGTAGAAGTTAATGGTATTTCATTAAGTTCTCTAAGGACTTCGTTTGTTAACTCTAAATATGTTGTTGCCATTATTTACCTTTAGCTTTTAGTTTTGCTTTTTTACTTAAGTCTTTAAAATGAAAAAGTCTTTCACTTGTTTTGCCATGAGTCTTGCCTGTATGCAATTGTCCATTAGGCATTTTATGAGAGTTGCCTTTCCATTCAGTTCCATCTCTTTTATAATGTGGTACGCCTTTCATAATTATTTAGGCATACACTTAGGCATGTCACCAGATTTATACTCAGGTTGAGTTGAACCACCTTTTCTATATCCAGTTCTAGCAGCACCACCGTAAGATTTTGTCATTCTCTTTGGATTCATATCATCCTTCATTTTTTTATTTGAACCGTATTTCATATTTTTTCCTTTAACTATCTTTTTCGTCTTGAAGTTCGTCAGTTTGTTTGTCAATGTTTTCAACAACTGTAGTAATTACACCATCGTAAGTTTCAGTTATTGTAGTAACAACGCCACTAACATCTTTTAAAGCTGCACCAGAAATATTTCCAGCAGTTTTAACAGTCGTGTCAACTGTCGTCATAGCTATATCTTTACCACCTTCAATAACTGAATTGACAGTTGCACATGAAGTTGCTAATAATCCTGCTAATACTAAGTATGAATTTTTCATAATAATTCCTTATAATAATTTTAAAATAGGTGGAGGAATCCTGAGACTCCTCCGATTTGGTATCAGTTAATACCTTAGACTGTACTATTAACCTGCTTGGGTTGTAGTAATACCGTCTTGAACTTTACACTGTCCGTTAAGATACCAGTTAGTGCCATCAGACCATACATGAACAAAATCTCCGTGTACTGCCTTACTAGCGACTAATGAAATAGTATCTGCATCTGTAACTGTGGCTACGGAACCTGCTGCATCTTCCGGAGAAGATACGTTACCCACAATAATATTAGCACTAGATGCTGTTACGATTGTATGGGTACCTGTAGGTT